AGTAGAAGTAGTTACCGTATGCGATAGTAGACAAGGCATATATCCGTCCCCATGGTCAAAAACCTGTATTGCATTAGTTCCAATAGATACCAAAAAGTTTCCATTATTTTGACCGTCTGTAGATTTATTATTATTTGTAATATATCTCTGATTGGTTGTTCCTGTCGTAATGGTTGTTGTTGTTACAGATTCTTCAACTATGTTTATCGTACCAGTAGGTTTACATACAAATTCGTATGTAAAATTATTGTATACTGGATACCATGGTGCAACATTGAATGTTGCTGATTTATCTTCTTGAGATGGATTAGGATTGTTTATAGTAGTAAATTTTGGTCCTGATAGAGAAACACGATTATTACTTCCGTTAAACACAATGCTACCATTAGCAGAATCAAAGGTTGGTCCATTTACAAGCGTTCCAATATTGTTATTACCACTTAAATCTATCCACATTGTCCCTGTTCCTGGATATGAATTTAGATTTCTTGCATCTAAATTTAATATAAGTCCATTTTGAACTATTTCGGGAGTACTATTAAAACTATAGGTATTATTACCTATAGCAGACGTAATATTATACTCCGGAGTTGTACTCTCTTCTGGAATAGTTGCAGTTACTGCAATCTCGGAGCCTCCAATTAATCTAATTCCAGCTCTTAGTACATTTGCAAACCCCTGACTATACGCATCTTGAGAAACTGGGTTTCCTACAATCGTATAACTAAGACCATTAGTATCTGGAGATGGAAATGATACAATTCCATTAGTCCATGTTTCTCCATTACAAATGTACCAACCTGCATACTCCGCTGCTCCAGCGCCGATTCTTATCTGTAATGGAATATTCTGATTTGGACTTCCAATACCTGCATCTATCTCCTGGTAATTAATAAACTTACCGGAATTAAAATATATTGAAGGCAATATTGAAATAATGGTACCAACTTTGACAGCACCTCCGAGTTCTGTTGCTGTTTTAAAGATTACAAGTCCGGTATTATCGACAGCAGTTACAATTTTATTAAAATCTGCTCCTGAATTTTTAACGCTTAATTGTTTATTAAATCTAACAGTATCTTTAAAGGTAGAATTAACCCGTATTTCTCCTCCATCTTTATCAGTTTTTAATAAAAGACCACCGCTTACATTGTCATTAATCTCAAATGAATCTGACTCTATATTTAATTTTGAATTTCCACCAATATTATCTTTAAATTCTAAATACAAGTCATTCAATGGACTACATTCAGAATTACACATTCTAATATTAAATATATTATTCGTATCTACAGATTTAAGACTTATATTAGATAAAACATTATCTTTTCTATTTACAACCCATTGATATTTTGGAATTCCATTATTAGCCTGCTGATTATAATATTGATTGTTAGCGTTATCACTTATATACCCTGCCGCAATAATTGAAGAATACAGACTGTTATCTTTTTTTGGAAATAGGGTTGATCGAAACCCAACTCCTGCAAACCCAACTCCTGATCCATAAGGAATTGATATCCAATATGATTCTGTTTCAGGTGATGTAATTCCAGGAAATCCTTGAGCACCTTGAGGACCTTTAAACCCTTGAGCACCTGCAAACCCTTGAGCACCTGCAAGTCCATCCGGGCCTAGATATCCTTTAGGACCTCCTCCATTAACAATTAACTGGTCAAAATTATAATTAATTTTGTCCAGAAGTATATTGTCACTATCAAATACTGTTATTTGTTTAAGATTGATTATCATTTAAAGTATATATTTAACTTTTTTTAAATTATTTATTAATGTTAAGCGTTATCTATAAATATGATAATACTACTTTAGTCTTGTATTAATCGCACCGAGAAACCGAAGGTCTTATTGTAGTTGTAACTGGTGAAATTGCCGTAGTTGTAATTCAGGTTGCGGTTCCAGGCGTTTAGTGTATCGTACTCTGACGAACTCCACCAGAAACCGTTGGTGCCAATCAAGTCGAACGTTCCACTGGTGTGGCGAATCCCTCCCGGAAGACCTGAGAAACCACTACTATTAGTAGCTCCCATATTAGGGGTGTTCCACAAACCAGTACCTAATTGTATAGTTCCTGTTGATTTCATTTTCCCTCCAACAGTCGCTAAATCACCAGAAGGCGGAAGTGTATTTACATAGTTCGTTAAAGTAGCCCATTCAACAAATGATGGCACATGATAGCCTGTAGGAGCAAATGTTTTCCTAGCGGCTATTTGCAGAGCAGTTGGTGGATTCGATTCTTCATCAAGTATACCGGCTACAGCATACCAATTGTACAATTTACCATAGGTTGCATTATTTGCAAGTTTGTTATCTGGATAACACCATCGTCCTACCTTTAAATTGGCCCATTCTGCATTAGTTCCAGTGTGTTCAGGTATTTCGGTGCCATCTCTGTATTTTGTTATATCCGAGTTTTTAGTAAGCCACTTTTGAGTGCCTATTTGTATTGTAATTAATGGAATAGCAAAACTTAATTCATCGCCATACGAAGTTCCAACACTATTTGTCGCGTAAGCTCTTACATTATAATTTATTGCTTGAGATAATCCAGTCAAATTACTTATAAAAGCAACTGTTCCTGTGCCATTTGATGTAATTCCTTGATTCGTTGTAATTGTTGGACCTGGAATTGTGCTCCAAACAACTCCCCTCGCTATTATATTAGCACCACCATCACTAACTATATTTCCACCTGAAGTTGCTGTATTGCCGACTATATTAGATATACCAACCGTCGTTACAGTTGGCAAAGATGGAACAAGAGGCGCAACAATTGCCTGTTTAATATTTTGCCATGCCAAGTTTGGATTTTCTAAGTAAACTATATGAATCATCCTACTTTCACAATACCCACCACTTTCACCTACTTTAAAACTAGATGTTCCAATAGAATTATTATTATCCACGAAATTAGTAGTATCTTGGATTTGATATATTCCATCTGCGTTTGGTACTGCATTCATCGATAAATTATACCCTCCAATAACTATCCCATTTCCATCTGGCACATTAATCGATGGTTGAACCCCTCCATCTGATCCTATAGCATAACTAAAGTTATTTAGATTTGGAGTTAAAAAATTTATAGTATTTTCGTTTTGTGATATAGTCCAAGTTTCTCCATTACATAAATACCATCCTTCAAAATCCGTACCTGGTTTACCTCTTCCATATATATTATTTAAGGGAGAACCTTGTATTGTATCTATTGATTCGTTTAAATGAAAATGTTCATCTCTAAACTCATCTAATCTAATTGAAATTATAGAGCCGATTGGAAATAATCCAAAAACATCCTTAACCGGTTTCCATGCAAGATCTCCATTTGTATTTTCTGAAACTAAAACATTATCAGTAATTTCATTATCTGTTGGTTTATATTCTAATGCGGTCTCTGACTTTGTATATTTACCTGTACCATTACTTAAATTAAATAGTAGACTGGGAGTATTAGATGCATCAACTACTTTAATTAAAGAATCATCAATAATAATTGAATCATCAAAAATAGGACCGCCAATGACATCTAAACCTATTTTTGATTTTATTACTATTTTCTGTGCTGTAAAAATAACGTTAAAGACAGGAGTAGAAATCCCTGGAAAAATTTTAAATTTATTAGTACCATTTTCCTGATTTAAAAATTGAAAATTATAACCATATATTGACCCATTATGTTCAACTCTTAAATTAACTACAGGAACATTAATATTATCATTAGGATCTATGTATGACGTCCCATGGGCTACTACAGTCTGCGAAGGATCTTGATTAATCGATGCACTTTCATTTTCATCTACTCCAATTTTTAAAGAAACAGGAGATACCTGTGTTTCGCTTGTTTTTCTAGGAAATAAATATCCTGGATATCCATTGCTTGCTGGAAAATATTCCCATTCATTTATTCCAGAATCTCCTTGAGGTCCTTGGGGACCTTTATCACCTATAGGTCCTTGATATCCTCGAGGACCTATATCACCATTAATACCATCTACCCCTATAACTCCCTGAGGTCCTATCATTCCTCCGTTTGAAAGTTGCATAAAATTGTAATTAATCTTATCAACTTTTTCTTTAGACCACCAGTATCCACCGGTTGCATCCAGATCTGTTACAAAAAGTTCTTTTATATCGATAGCCATAATTATGCTTGTATTTTAATAAGTATCTTGAAATTATTTGAATATCCAAGCTTTTTATTATATATTAACCTAAAACTTGAACTATCATTTTGATAACTTTGAATGTTGAAATTAGTCAATTCTTCAAAGTTGTTATCGGTCAATTGAGAAGCTTGGGTGACTGAAATAAATCCAGTCTCAATTCCCTTACTTTCAATACCATATATTTTGATTAAATCTATAATAAATCGGTTTGATATATTTAATTTAGAATATAGTTGTAAATCATCATTTAGTGATGATTTATCGCCATAAGACTCTGAAGGTTCAATATATCTTTTAAAATAGTTTTCAATTCCATCTTCAATCAATTCATTTAATATAGCAGAATATAAATAAAAATCTGCAATAACTTGTGAATCATCTTCGATCCAATGTATTGATGTTGTATTTGATTGAGTAGACCTTATTCTATCTAAATCTTCTAATGATTTTTCTTTAGTGTCCGTATAGCTTGTTATATCGTAAGAATCTTTAACTTTCATAATAGTTGAAGTCATAAAGGCTTTCTTTTCTACCGGGCTTAGTGTTCCATTTGTTAAAGATGATTCTCCGGCAGTTAGCGATCTTGTAAAATAATCTTTTGCATATTTTGATTTAAAAACATTAATGTCTTTTTTATCAATCGCGATTTCACCAATTAAAGGATACAATGGCAATTTATCAGTAGTTTGCGAAAGTTTTAATACATTTCTAGAGTCTTGCTCATTAACTTTATGATAAAAATAATTATTTATAAACCCATATTTATCTGTATTTTGCTTAAAAGAATCAAATGAAATTCCTTTTTCATTATAAAAATTATAAGTAATTTCAGAAAGACCTAGATCTGTATTGAAACTGGTTATAATCTTTCTATCTGAATAAATATCAGAAAAAGTTATAATATTATTAAAAATAGGATTATAATCGCCGTTCATCCTTCTTAAAATAGTAGCATACCCTCCATCCTCTCTATCTTTTATAATATTTCCAATTTGATTTGAAGATATTTTAAATGCCTTTGGCCTATCCGGGTCATCATTAGATATTACAATAGATGGTTTAACAACATCAATACCAGATTCTATTGAAAGAACATAATCATTTTCTGTTGAGGTCCCATCTTCAGCAATTGTAATATAGTTTACTTGTTCAAAGGAATTAAATCTCTTTGAATAATTATATGCACTAATTGAATCTAATAAATTAGCAAAACCATTTTCACTTCCTCTATAGTAATAAAATGGTCCATTTGTTGGAATAAGAGAAAATAGCAAATGATTTAATCTAACAATTTCATCGTTAAAAACTACGCTACCGTCTATTTTATTAAATTTATAAGGCCATCCGCTTACTAAAATCGAAGAATCATCAATTACATCTAATACTTTCATAGCATATGTTACACCTCCATAATCAAAGTATATCCATGAATAACTTCCGGCAGAATCCTTTTTAACAAATTGCGTAAATTTAGCATCACCTGCTAAAATTGAAGTTTCAGTTGCCTTAATAATAAATGGAATATCTTCATCAATTATATCAGGTGTAGCCGCATCAAAGTCTATATCAAAAGGAAGTGTAGTATCAATAATTTTTTTGTCTAATTCTAAATCTTTTAAAGCATATAGTAGATATCTATTTAATTCAGTTTCTGCTACATCGTTTTCGATAACGTTTAATTCAATATTAACACAAATAAATTTAAACTTGTCATTTTTAATACAGTGAAACACGATCGAATTTGATCCAATATTATTTGATGAATTATATGAAAGATATGCTCCAAACTTATATTCACTGATATCAACCCCTTTTAAAAATTCAGTTGGAACTTGATTTATTATTTCTTTTCTTTTTTGAAAAACATATCGAAGACCTCTAAAAACAGTAGATGAATTTTTTTCAAAATTACCAGTATCAAACTTAGACCAAAGCCTTCTATACGTATTATCATACCAAATACCATTATAATAATATCCAGTCCAATTAAAATGTTTATCAAAGTAATTAAAGTCAGTACTTTTTAATTTGACAAGAGTCAAACCTCCATCATCTGCAAAATCTAAATAATTATTTAAGTCCTTTCTATCACTTAATATATTGGTTGGAATCCTATTCAAGTGAAAATGCTCCATGTTCAAAAATTCAATATCTCTCTTTGAATCTAGTTCTATATTTGGCGATAGATTGTCATCTCCGAATGATTCATTAACATTTAAAATGTATGGTAAATTTCTAGCATTAGATGCATTTTTAAGTGCATATTTACAAATAGTAGGAACAATTCTACTTAAAAGGGCTGTTTCTTTAAGACTATTTTCTTTAAGACGGTCGTATTCATTTAAGAGTTTGGTTTGTGCAGACTCTTCAGAATTTTCCGAATACAAAATATTTCTAAGACCCGAATAAAATGATTGAGCATTTATTGTTAAAAGTTCAGGTTCTAACGGTGTAAATTCTTCACTATCATAATCAGGATTTTTGTATTTATCATAAACTAAATCTCCTAGATCTGAGTTTCTTGTTGAGTAAAAATCAAAATCAAAATCTTTAAAATCATATGCAGCAAATTTTCCATGCACGGTCTTATATTCCTCATAAACCTCAAATACTCTATCATTTGCTATTTTTGAAACACCATTTAATACTACTCGAAAGTAATTATTATCAAAAGGATCTTTATTAATCTCTATTATCTTAACAAATTTATCAGAATCTTTTAGTTTTAAATATTCTCCAACTTGAACATTTCCAATTTCTGAAGATTTAACAAGAATTGACTGACCTTCTATTGAACCAGAAATAGTAGTCCATATATTCCAATCATCTGAAACTGCATTGGTTAATCCAATTGTATTAAATTCAGCGTCATTGATTTCGATAAAATCTTTTAAATTATTTTTATAAACTCCAAGTGCAGTTTGCCTTCTCTTATTTCCAGCAACAATTTCTTCAATAATTATCGAAGTGTCAATGACTTTAGTTTTATAAGTTATAATTTCTCCATTCTTAATTGCCGAAGCAATAGCAATAGCGATTTGTTGTAAACTTCCATTATTTGAAAATCTATTACCGTTTGCTCTAGCAGCAAGAAGAGTTGAATCTGCAATAATTAAATAGTCTCCTAATTTATAGTTAGAAATATTAATTTCAGTTTTATCTCCAATAAAAATTCTATCATTAGAACTTGGGATATCTTTTACTGTTATCTTAATAAATCCTTTATAACTAGGTTCTTTTAATTCTGCAGTTATTTTTTTACCATTTTTAGCATATCCTACAAAAGAATCAATATTATTATTATTTGCAGATATTAATAATTTGTATAATAATACTTGAGGTATATTAAGATTTAGATCTCCAGGATTAATAGTTTTTAAAGATGAATCTTTTATATTATAAAAAACTCCGGATTTATCTTTAACATATTGAATTGTTGGAACTTGAAATTGTTCTGCCTTTGGAAACATCTCAATATCTTTTATTAATGTACCCGTTAAATCAAAAAACGTTTTATAACTATTGCAATCAATATTTAATTGGCCTTTAGAATCTAATCCAGTAGAACCAAATACTCCTTCATCAATATCATCAACATAAATTCCAAAATACCTATATATTTTATAATTTTCAGCGGTATTATCATCAAATAAAAATTCTAAATTAATAATATTTGCGGAAATAATTCCATTTCTTTCAAATCCATTGGTAATTGTTTGATTGCTAAAAATCTCAGGATTGTCAACTTGTATATAGTCTCTATCAAGTTGTTCGGCGCTAGACACAAACCCTCCATTAACTATGTCTATTCCATTAAATGATGACTGGGAAGATTCTTTAAAATTTATAGTTAATGCAGAATTTGGAAATCTTTTATCATTAACATGAGTATTTAGGTATTCTCCAATATGTGAAGACTTACTTAAGTCAAATGTTTTAATTATAGTTGCATTTTTAAGAAGTTCTAAAATCCTAGAATTTTGTCCAATAGTATCTTCTGTGTATTCATTTTTATAATCAACATCCTCAATTCTATAAATTATAAACTTAGAAGGTATTTGTTTTTCAAGCCAAATTGGAGCAAATATCTTATATTGCTCATCATATAATTTGGTAGTGTTTTGAATTGCACCATACTGATACTGATCTTCATACTGAAATTGATATTCAGAAAAAATTGTAATATCCGAACTAGTTCTAAAAGTTTCGTATATCTTTGCTAATGGAATATTTTTGAAAAAATTAGCAATGTCGATTGAATATACCCCAGTAGATTTAATCGAGTACTTTTGGTACTCGATTTTAGAAAGTTCATTGTTTGCTCTAAAAGAACTTAAAAATAAATTACCAACTGAGTTAACAATTAGTTTTGCATTACTTGTTAACTTAGGGTTTGTTCTTAATAAAGCAAAAGACTTGTCGTCTATTGAATTGTTTGCGGTACTGGTATTAATTGTAGCCATCTAGGACACCTCTTTTTATTTATATTATATATCATATAAATAAATTAACATAAAAAGAGTAATTTGCTAGAACTGATTAATATCTGGAAAAGATAAATCAAATGAATTACTTGATAAAAATCTTCTTCTACCACTACCTGATTTATAATTAGACAGGTAGCTTGACAACATTGTACCGGTAATATTGTTAACATTTCTACCTTCTGCTGCATATCTAGCAGAAACTTCAATATCAAATTTAAACTCATTGTTACCAAAATCAATTATATCAATACCTATTTTTTTAGCATAACTTAAGTTTGTAAACGTATTAGTTAATACTCCTCCAATTCTACCAATCCCTGTATTTGAAGGTCCATAATAATCAGTCATTCGGTATTGAAACACTAAGTCAAGCGATATTGCATTTGCGCTTCCTCCTGGAATTATTTTTTTACCGCTCTTATTAGAAGCATCTACTACTAATGAGGTGGTGTTTAATGGAGAAATATAAAGGAAAGATCCACACGATCTTCCTCCTAATAAGTATTGATCTTCTGGTGCAAAAGCGGCTTTTCCCGCTTGTCTTGTTCCTAGAATTCCATCACTATTTACTGTATTAATTATTCTAAGAGGTGTTTGTTTTTTGCCATGTTGATCTGTCGCTCTTAAAGACGCTGTTTTAGGCATTCCAATAATTCCATTACTTGCAATTTGTAATATTGTAAGACCTGTTTCTTTGCTAGTTTTACCTTTTAAAAGAGGGTGGTCAATGTGCAAATAAATTCCATTCGAATATGAATCAAATGATATATCAGTAGTTCCGACTTGCGCTCTTGTTGCAAGCCTATCTCCTATTCTCTCTGGAGGTCCAGCTACAATAGTTGTATATTGCCCTGCCCAAATAAAATCATTTGGACTTGACTTTGCGCTAGAATATGGAGTAATTGATGCTGATTGGAAGTTTTTAAATTCAGGATTTGTCGTATCTGTGGCAATACCATTAATTTTATATGAAATTCCATACTCATATTTATCATATGCAGTATTTATACCAAGGTCGCTTGCACCCGTGCCTGCACTAATATTACCGTCTGCTGCATTACCTCCTGGAACACTTTCATTAATTACATATAAATTATCATCATTTGCAATATTTTTAAATCTAGAGTATATAAATTGTCCTTTTAATTGAGATGACTGATCTGGACTACTATTAATATAGTCAACACTTGTAATACCACTAGTATTTTGATAAATTACCGGAACTAAGTCATATTTGGCTTCATCTCTGTAATAATCACTATTATATAATGGGTCTTGAATTCCTTTTCCAAGTCCAAATTTTGTATTAGTTGTAGAAATTGGAGCAGGTTGTTTAGTGTCTCCTACGATTCTAGAAATTAATTCAAGGTTTGTTGCTTTTGTATTTAATAATTCAATTTTAAAGTTTTTGGTAACAATAGCTCCTTTTCCATTAACCGTTGGAATTTCTTGGCTATAGTAGCCTGCGAACAACGGTACCGTTGAGTTATTTGTTACTGGTGTAACGTTTCCGCTTTCATCAATAATTCTTACAAGTAATTCTCCAGTTGTTTTTTCAATAACAGCTCTTAAGCTCAGAACCTCATTTTGAAGAGCTAATAACTTTTCATAAACAGTAATTGGGGCTTGATTATCAGTTATAAATCCTGAAGATATTGTATTTGCGCTATGCGCAAATGTTTGACTACCGACTGTAAAAGATTCTCCAACGTGTTGGAATACACCTGCAGATTCCAAGTCTTGTTGAATTTGTACCTTTAAGATATCAAGCTCATTATTTTTAATAACATTTCCTAAAGGATCTGTATTAATTTCTGCTTGTGGAAACTCTATTTTTTGAATTGACGACCATTCGGATTCTAGAGGATTCGCCGGGAATCCAGCTTCAGAAATTGATTTAATCATAAATTCAACAACTTCACCAGGATTAATTGCAATATCGAAAGAGTTAAAGTTTACCGCATTAGCATCTTCTTCACTTTCAAGAATCCAATTATATTTTCCAGTAGCATCCATTGCTCTTTTTCTAACAGGTCCACTAACTTCTACCCAATTTGAAAAAGCAGCTGTTTTTTCAGTTTGATTTGTTGCATCTACAAATTTTAGTTGATCGATATTTGAAGTTTTCCCAGTTGTTGATACATATCGATATCTAATCTTAAATTGTATAACTTCTTGCGATACTTGATTTCCAATTGTTTTTGGCTCTGGAACTGACCAAAATCCTCTAACTTTATATTTTGGAGATACCGTTTGTAAATCAGCAGATTCTGCAGAAGATTTAATTTCATTAACTATAGAAGAAAAAAGTTTAGACTCCAAATCTCTTTGAGAAACTAATGAACTTAATTCATTTTTATTAGTATCTCTTTCTGCCTGAGACGCGAATTTTTTACTATTAATTAAAGATTTTTTTTGTTTAATTGATTCGTCAAGTTGTTTTAAAGTTTGCTCTGTTGAGGATTTGTCAGACTTTAATTGTTTAATTTTATCAGTTGTTGTATTGTCAGTTAGATGTTTATTAATTTGAACAACTTTAAAATTTTCAATGTTAATAACCGGAGGGGTTGGCGTAATTCCAGATGCTGCAGGTGGAATATAATCTACCTTTAGCGATTTAAGGAATTGCCCAAAATCTGCAACTTCATTTTTATAATATTCAGCTAAGGTCATTTTAGTACCAGTAGCGTCAGTCATTTCTAAACTATTAGAATAGAATCCAATCCCTGGCGAAAAATCTTCAGATTGTATTTTTGAAACAGGATCGATTGGTTTAACAAAAATAACTTGTCGTTCATCATATGCAACATTAATTTCGATATTCAAATCAGTATCGACTGCTTTATAAATTCCAAGTTGGTTAACTCCAATCTTAATAGATTCAGAACCTTCAATTAATAGTAACTCTACCTGTGAAGTAGAGGCATCAATAGAAAGAATTTGGTATCTTGTTCGATAATTACCAGAGTTTACAATAAGAGAATCTCTAGTCTTTAATGTTTCAGTATCTTTTAAACTTTTAGTTGAATCAGTAAAAGTTAATTTGTTAAGCGTAAATAATTTAACAGTTTTAGTTTGAGTTGTTCCATCAATAACAACATTCTTTTGGACATTGTCTATTTTAACCACATCAAAAAATCCAGTGTATTGAATTTTTCTAATAGGCATATCGATTACTTGAGAATCTAAATAATAAACTAAATTATTATTAGTTAACTGCTCTTTAAAGTTAGAATAAACAATTTCGCTACCTCCTTTATAAATTTCATCAAATGAAGTAGTTGAAGCTAGGTCACTTTCATTAAAGATATATCGCTCAACATATACCTTTTCGGTCTCCACTGGAATTTGTCCGCTTACATCTAAATTAATTGTAAGCAACGGATTTAAAAAGTTTTCGAAAAAATCATTTAATTTAGTTGAAAACTGGGTAGGAGAGGCAAGGGTTGTAATAGAAGGAGATGGTCCTTTTAATCTAGAAGTATGGATAGTTCTAAAAGAACCGTCTTTTAGTCTTACATTTGCATTTGAGCCTTCAAGCCCACTAATAGAACTAACATTTTTATTTAAACGATCAATTTCTCTTTTCAAATAACCAAATGCAGGTATTTGAATAGTTTCCATTTTCCCCGTTTTAGTATTAAAAAGATCAATGCTAACGGTCTCTTTATCAGTCGTTATAGCTTCATTAATTCTTTTAAATGTTTCTAATGAGTTTGTATTTAACTCAAGAAATTGTTCAAGTAGGTGTGATATCGAATTGCTAGCGCTCATATTATCTTATTATTTCAAGTTCAAATGCCTTGTTTATTTCATCTACACATATTAATTCAAAATAAGGTTTTTTGCTTAAAAGATTATTGGAATCAATAAACGATTTTAATATATAACCTTTGTTTTTTTCAGTATATATGTTTATTCTGTAATTTTCTAGGTTTGGCAATTTATTTTTAAAAGAAAACTTAACAGTTTGCCCATTTTTCCAAGAATTAATACTATCATCTAAGTATATATTCAAGTCTCCGGTCAATGTATCTTCATTAGTATTAATTCTAATCAAATTATCAAACGGTCTTATTCTTGTGATTAAACCAGTAGACGCAGTTTTTACCAATTCGAATGGATTAACATGTGTTATTAAAGAACCTGTTGTTGGGGATGTTGTTGTAAAATCATATTCAAAAATAGAATTTAAAAAATATCCAGTATTGTCATTAACGACTTTAATCATGTTTGGATTTGATTTATCAATTTTCATCCCATCTCCTGCACTAAGAACATTTGTATTGTATTGTATTTCAGTTGGAATAACCCCACTAATAATCTGGTTCAATCTTGTATTTACTGAAGTAATCATATCTAGAATTGAAGTTGATGACGCATAATTTAAAGATGCATTTTCAATTGCAGTTTCTAATGTTGTAATTCTTTCAGAAAAATCAGTAGAATTATTATATACTAATAAATTTTCTAGGTCATTAACTCTTTGCACAATTCCAGCATAAGAATTACCGGCATCAACTAATAATTTTGCAGCATTTTCAAGAGCAGTTGTTGTATCCAAAAAAATATCCATTGAAAACGTAGAGTAGTCATTTATATTTATTTCAACTCCTACATTATCTAAAGACGAATTAAATTTTACATTTAATTTAAGTGCAAATGCTGTACCATTTAAGCCGGTAACATCATTCGGTTTATATTTTGTAATTTCAGGTATTTTCCATCCTGTTGTATTTGGAGAATATTTAAAATTATCTAATATTAATATACCATAAAGATTTGTAGATTTATTAATAATATTTGATTTTGAATATAAATCATAGTAAACCAATATTGCATTAAATCTAAAGTCTCCTCCTCTTTTAGAATAGTCTAAAAAATTATTTAATTTAGGGTCAGTCGCAATTTTAGAGTATAGAGCTGAATTCCATTCAATGCCAAGACCATTGTGTATATCTAACGGATCCATACTTATTGTACCCTCATCAGTATCTGCAAGAGCATCTAAAGTTAAGAAAGCATCAGGATGTGTTTGTTCACTTCTTCCATTAATTTTAGTATCTGGATCGTATAACGTTGCATTAGTATTATAAGAGGTTGATTTGAATAATATTTCTGGAGTATGTCCTACTGAAGATGGAACATTTACAAATATTTCATTGTAAGTATTTCCTTGATAATTTTTATCATTTGAAACATCTATATTTCCAATATACTTTACAACTCTAGAATAGTTATTACCTGTATTTGTAGTATCTTCATTTTCTATAACTCTAGAATTGTTTCCTACAACTTGCTGCGAATTTGCAGTTTTAACCTCAAATGCACCTATATGATGTAACCACTTAAATAATATTTTTTCAGCATCACTAGAATACAAAGTGTTATCAAAGTCATCGTCAGTTAGGATAAAATTCTCAAAATTAAGTGCGTAGTTTTGTAGAGTTTGGGCGAAATCAACATTAGCATTTTCATCAGGCACATATGCAGCTCCAGACGCTTGACGCAAATTTTCAAATTCAATAAAGTTTTCTCCATTGCTCGGAGGTGATACGTCTGGAATATTTATCAATGCAAACTTAGAGTACTCAAAATTTATATCGGGATTATAATAAGCCCTAGTCAAATCTCGAGCAGCACTTGAAAACGCGTACATAGTACCTCCCTGCTCTTGGGGCATTCTTATTAATGGTGTTGCCATTTAAGTGATTTTGTTTTTATTAGTATGTTATAGTACAATGAACTGCCGATACTATATAGAAATTTCCACTTATATATCTTAGCGTAATTGAACCGTTTTGCAATATTACTACATTTTCGGATGGTCCAGCGATATTAGTATTGCTAAGTGTAACGCTTCCTCCTTGAGATACCAATGTAATTTCTTGTCCTGGGTCTGCAGCAGAAAGTGATATTGTTCCAGGAAAACCATTTGAATCTAAAAGATATGTTGAATAAGTGTAAGGGTTACCTGTTGATGGTAATGAAAGTACGCCAGTTACAACTGAATACACTATTCCTTTATTTATAATAATATCGTCATTAAATTCAATTGGTAAATTTACCTCAATATCTGACTCATTAACTTTAAAAGTATCTGTTCCATTATTAATTTTTAAAGTTCCTCCTGTTATTAACCCTCCTAGAGTAAGAGTTCCATTATCAATTATTAATGCGTTTGAGATGTCTGCCAATTCATTATTAAGTGACGCAAAATTTGTGTTAATTACTATTCTAGATGAAGAAACACTGTCGGTTCCTAAAATTGTTGTTATACTTGCCATGTTAAATGATTTTTAATATATTTTTATTTATTGTGTTTTTATTTCCATTAACGTCTATCAATTCTAATTCTATTGTATAGTCGCCTTTGTATTTGAATAAGTATGTCAGCCATGTATTACTATAATATATATCATTTACATTTTCATTATTATTTTTAAGAGTCCATTTTTGAGAAATAATTCCAGGCATATTTGTAATATCATAAGAAAATGTAACATGATTTAATCTTTTAACCTCCATGTGAGTATCAATAACACATAAGTCTTGATAATCAGGATTAAAACTTTCAAAATGAGTTTCAGAATCTGGTAGTATTTCTCCACCCATTGAACTATTAAATCCAACACTGTAATAATCATGAGTTCTTGCGGGTTCTTCACCGACTACTAAAATATAGTTGCACACATCTTCAGTTCCATTAATGTCTACATCAATTAATATTGGATTGTAATTAAATTTAGTTAGTATTGGATGCTCTACCTGGTCTAATTGAGAAAGTTCATTTGCAATTGTTCTCCATGCACTTAAATCAGTGTTATTAACGGGATAGGTTGTTTGAATTTCATATGAATCAGTAATTAATAGATTTGAATTAACATCATATTGCGTCATGTAAAAGTTGTAACCATTGGTATATCCATTAGACTGTAATAGATCCATCTTGAATGATGAATTAATATCAGCTCCAACTCTCATCATATTCCAATTAACTTCATCTCCATCTTCCCACAACTGGGTTCTTAATTCTCTCCATTGATATGGTCCTGGAGTTTCAGCAAATCCAGTACTATTACTTGGATCTAAATATCTTCTTACTGTAGAAAATTCCGGACCATCCTCTTCGTCGTGCACATAGTTTGCCCGGTCTAATGTTAAATAATACGTTGCGATAATACTATCGACATTAGCTGTGTTCTCTCTAGCCCAATCCCAGTCACTTCCCGCAACATCGTAAGTGTACTTATACTCATTCCAATTTAATTGAGGTAACATTTTTTGGAATATTCCATAGACCTCAACATTTTTGTTCTTTACTTCAAAGTAGTCAGGTTTTCTATAAGAACTTCGCACATTATATAGGTCAAATATAGACAATTCAACTGAATAGGTTCCATCATATGGAAGTACTATTGGAAACTGCTGATATTCTGGATGAAAAACTCCAGATCCATCATAATAACCAACCCCTCCTCTAAAAGATTTTGAATAACCTCTAGGTCCAAGAATTGTCCATTCCATTTCATAGATTCCTTGTCTCCACCAGTTATCCCATGTTAATAGGTTATATTGTTCATTTGCCTTTAACAAATCATAATAATTTATAGATGGATTTGTGGGATCTTCAAAATCATCCCTAAAATTGTTTAAACCACGGGGACCTGCATATTCTTTACCAGCATCTATATATGTAAATTCCGCAGAATCCCAACTTCCTATGAATGAGTCTGCATTTAAAATAACAGGGCATCCTACCGGAATTCCAGCAAGTGTATTAAAACTTGATAGGTCATCAATATAATATCCATCATAAAAATTTATTATAGATTCTGAGATACCTTCTCTATTAGTATTACTAAGTATTGAAAAGTCTTGTCCAATTCCCGTTAATCTATAGTCAACCTTTCTTAGGTCTTCAATAAATAATTGTCTTTCCACAGGATATCTGCTAAAATCAACTATTTGTCCAGCGGTTTGGTCTTTGATAGAATGTTGATTATTCCAAACGTTTAAATTAAATTGTGCAAAATAATCACCTTCTCCTGTAATATCTACAATTTTAGCCTGGAGTGGCAAATATTTTTCTTGTAGTTTGTTTTTAAGTCCATACAGTTTTATAAGTACCTCATCTGGACTATAATCAGTCGACTCGACTACTGTTGGGATATCCCACTCATCAACATTACCATCAGCTTCATTTAATCTATAGACAAGAGAAAATCTGCTGGTCTTTTTTAGATTTGAACTTGGCAACTGGTTTCCTTGATTTTTATTTGCAAGAAATCCAACAACATCTTGATTTGGAAGGGCAATTGCTTGTAGTTTTCCAAAGTTTTCTGCCTGTTCATTAATATTTAACCAATATTCTTTAATTGTTATTTTATTATAACCATAAAAATCAATGGCATTTAGGAGGGCTTTATAAGTACCGACAAACGGTTGAATTTGAGATGCTTGTAATAGAAGTTCTTTTCTTTTTTGATTCATTAAAATCCAGTCTGGAGACATCTCCAAAATGTTAGAATCTTTAAGTATGATATACTCTTCCTCAGATAGGGACATTCCCATATTTGATAGAAGAACCCCTAATCTTTCGTCTTCAGATTCAGTTTCTCCGTAGATTCTAATGCTTGCAATTAAACTTTCTGATCCATATGTTCCAATTGTTCCTTCTTCCGAAGTATATTCCACTGCATAAATATCGAGAATTCTGGTATGATAATTATCTTCCTCACTCATAAGTGCAACATTGCACTTAACGGGAATCATTGGAATATTACTACTAATAATTTTAAAATCATTAGCATTTTGTCCTACTGAATTATTTACATTTAATATTGGATAGGTTTGAATTTCATCTTTTTGAATTTCAAGTACTCCATTAACATTTTTAGCGCTGTACATAAATATGTCCTCACTAAATTCATAACCACTAAAAAATTTGAATTTAAGTTCATTTTTAAAATTACCTTGACCTATTGGTGTAATAAACATTTCATCTCCTAGCGCACCTTCAACTTGTTCTAATATGTATATTGTTAGGGTCTCATATAGTCCAGTAGATACCTTTGGTAAATAACAAACTCCCTCCCATATATCCGTGTCAGAATTATATAGAAGGTTTAGGTCATTTGATTCACTATCAAAAAATCTTAAATTTTGTATTTGCATTCTTATTTAACTTTTTTATCGTCTTTTCTAATTGTATATGATTTGTATGCCTTTAAATAAGTTACAGAATCAACCCAATCTGCGACAACGTGCTGCATCATCGTAATAAAATCATACATCGTACTATTTCGCTGTATGTATTTTGATAATGAATTGCTTAATATGTTTGTTCGATAATCATTACCTTCGTGTAATCTTTGGTCCATTACCGAAAGTCGAGTATCGTAACTCTTTACTTTACGAACTTTAAATAGATTACTTAAAATACCCATTATAATGCTTTTCTATTTTGAGCCTGGATTCTACTAAAAATGGTATTTGGTACTGCAGGTTCATCAAAGTAAACTGATAGAGCCGCCATTTCTCCAACTTTAGCATCATCTAGTACTGATGCGCCATCTCGATCTACCCATCCTCCTCTGAATAGGGCAACCTCTTCTTTCTCTAAAATAATGTCTCCAAAAGAATCCAGATTAATTACATTTTCTGGAAGTGCTGCATTTGGTTCAAAATTAACCAAGTTAGTTTGTACATTTCTTTTAAAGAAAACGTATTTTTGTTTTCCATTTCCAATATCTTCAAGGGTTGTAGTCGAAGGAGTTACAGTTACTGTTTCACTTACATAATATCCCAATCTTCTTGCAGTCTCCTCCTTTTCAGAAACAAAACGTACATTAACAGAATCAATTCCTTCAACACCTTCCAATAGCGCTATAATATCTGATTTTGGTAAACGATCTCTTCGTGTTATATTAATCAAGTATTGAGAGATTTTTGTTCGAATTTCTCCAAACAGGTTAATTTTATTATACCCTTCAAAATATCTTACCTTAACATCCATTCTAAAATATTGAACTTTAGGTTCTACAATCTTAACTTCAGTAGTTACCATTTGTCTACCTGAATTTTCTAAAGTTCTAAGGATTCCGTTCTTTTCCTCTTCTGAGAAAAAGAATTCCTCTTGGTGTAGGTTAAAATAGTCGTTATTTTTAGTCAGTTTTCTTTTAGTATCGGGTAGCATGAATAGGTAAATCACATTGTCGTCATCAATATATCCATCATCAGTAGTGTTGTACGCGTCTAGATATGAGAACATACCATATTTTGATAGAAATGACTCGTAATTGTTCGGAGTTGCTAGTACAAATGAGTGGCTTTGTAAAGGTGCAATTAATTTAGTAAGTTCAATATTTTCAGGATCAGAACCCATAACAGGAGCAACTGTAAATGAAGACTCCAATAATTTATTTAAGTCACATGAATTTCCAAGAGAATCGAACCCTTCAGTTTGAAATTTAAAATTAAGGTCTTTAGAACCTGATAGATTACCTTTAACTCCATCGGAAATAATATATTCAATATTAATTGTAGAACCTTCAAGTGGAATCATTCCAAAAGAACCATTACCAAAATAAATATCTAAACCTCCGGTTATTCCAGTCTTAACTAGATATCCTTTTGTTCCAACTTGCATATCATATAATGAATCATACTTGCTCCACAATTCACTATTAACACTAATCCGAACTGAGTCATTATCTGTTGGTTTCTTAATAATCACATTAAATGATTGCAGTTTTTCACCAGTTCCTGTTAGAGTCTGTTTTTCAATTTTACCTTGAATAACAGGAATATAAAGATAATCTGGACTTCTTTTTTGAATTACAAATTGGTCGTTGTTTGTTTTTAAAATATATTCTAAACCATTTTTACTTGCTTTAATTACTGAATTTGCAGGAATATTTAAAGTGTCTCCTTCGATATCGTTAAATGCGCTAGTATTTAGTCTTATTTTTAATTCACCTAGGGCAGATGAACCTCTAAATACATCATGTCCTGCAAGTCTTGCAAGTCCATATATAGATTCTGGGTCCTGCGCCGTTAATATATTTTGTTCAACTGTAGCATCTTCAATATAAAAGAATACTAAATTAGTAATTTCAGCGAGTACTTCGAGTATTTGAGAATATGGTGAAGCTGTTGTAAACAAATCGCTTGATCGACCATACACTCTTGAAATATATGTTCGAGTATCTGCAATCATTTCAGTAGCCTTAATTCTAGCCTTTGATAAAAATTTTAATTCAGTCATCTCATTTATTTTTTTATATAGCGATTGTTATTCCAAACCTATAGTCAATAGCAATATCTATCGTAACCATATTTCTTTCAGTCATTTGGGCAAATTCAACAGTAACGTGCACTGGTATTTTTGCTGCTAATGGAATATATCGTGAAATAGCGTTTTGAACTACTCCTTGTAACATTGTATCATTATACATAAAGGAATACACATAATCTTCAAGGTTAAGCCCAAATTCAGGGTCTCCCATTACATCACCCTTTTCGGTAAATATCAATGTTTCAATTTGGGATATTATTAGGGCAATATCTTCATCGATTTGCAATTGATCTTCGTCGTAATTAGGGTCTTCTAGAGATTTTATGTACAATTCCATAATATTATATATTTGTTTAAGAATGGAACATCCAGTCAGTACCTTCGTCGCTTTTTATTTCTTCAATTAATGAAGATAGTTCCTCTTCGCCAAGTCCTTTAATTAGGTCTGGATTTATTTGAATATTTCCAGGAAGAGAGAATCCAAATATTCCAAGTTTTTGTCCTAGTGAGATTTTAATCTTCGCAGAGCAATATCTAAAAAATGCTTCATCTCCGAATAGAGCGCATTCCGGAATTGTTTGGTAAACTTTTAAGATTGTATCTTTTTTAGGTGTTTCTCCCATAAATTTTAATTCATGAGTAAGTTGGCTATAGTGGAAACTATAAGGATTTTTAAAAATTTGTCTAGCTAGGTCAAAAAATGATTCATTAATTACGTAGTACTGCAAATTTTCTGCAGCCTGTCCTGTCTTAGAACCTCCATAAATTCCACCCATTAACATTCTTTCGATCGCAAAATCTCCTTGCGTAAAGTTGATGTCCATACTTCCACCCCAAGTGTTTCCTCTTTCAAGTACTGCAAATACTGAAAATACTTCACCACCACCTGTTGTTGGATTCATTCCTGGAAGAGTAAAACTTCTAGTTAATTTGAAATGAGCAGTGTCAAACATTGCTGCTGGAATTACCAAGAAGTTTTCTTGAACTGAATACTCGTAATTTTTATAAAACCATTTCTTTGCTCTTTTAACTATATTTTGAACCTCGGTTTTTGGAAGATTCATCGGAATCATGCATGAACCTGTTATGTCAGCCGCAAGTTCATCTACAAATTTATTAAAACAGTCCGTATCCCATGTCGGATCTAGTAGACTTGAATTTCCAATTGCTGTTATATCACTCATCTTTTTATTTTATTTTTATATTGCTCTAGACTTAACAATTTCAACATCGTTAAATTTAGCCAGTTTTTTATCAAACGAACCCTCTCTAAAGATTCCTCCATTCATTGTTCCTTTAAATGTTCCTTTTCCATATACATAACAGTCGTTTGCAGTACATGTTCCATGAACATAAGAACCATCTAATTTAGAACTATTAAGCTGTGTTGATTGATAGAAATTACAATAATGAATATCAGAACCGTTAACGTCGCATCCATACATATCGCATTCAGTAAATTCTCCTCGTAGGAAACAACTTACAAACTCATAACCTCTAAGGTCAACACAATATTCTAGACGACCTCCATTTACTTGAATTTTACCAGCATCTGTGTCATAGTTAATATGTCCTTTACTAAGGTCTCCGTGTGTAAATAATTTCATTACGCGTTCTTTGACTGAATTCCAGTATAGGTCAACTACTTTAGGATTGTCATCCATATCGACAGTGAACTTAACATTTTTCCAATTATCTCTAATTGTTTTCCAGTCCCTTCTAGCGTCGATTATTCTTTGATTATCTGCAACTATCTTTTTTAATTCGATTGCATTTAATTCCGTAAAGTCTGGATTTTCGGTTGATTTCCATAATTGAAGTAGGAAACGGTCGACTAAATAGAGAATTGTAGTTGTTTTCTTTTCCCAGTCCTCTCCTCCAATATAACGGAATTCAAGATAATTTTTATGTCTTTTGTCAAAATTTATCCCATAATATTTTGTATCAGGGTAAATAAAATTCTGTTGATTGATATGTTTTCCATCAAAGAAATATGTGTCCTCTTTTGGTAGAACAAATTTGATAGATTTTGCGTAGGCTGAGTTTTCTCTTTTAGGAAAGAATTTGAAGACTTGCTCTTCATTAAAATCTAAAATAAACTTAAGAACATTCATTTTAGAAATACGGTACTTGTTTTCAATTTTTGATTTATCAAATGAAAGATTTAAGTGAATCGAAGTCCTATCATTTGTATATCCATTTTCTTGAATCCATTGACAAACATTAATTATCATCAATCTGGCTGCGGTATATGGAAGGGCACCGGTAACCAATTCAAGAAGTTTTGCTCCACCTGACATATCAGGTTCTATTTTAAATTCATCACGAGTTACTTCAAAATCGCTATGCGCTTTTTCCTCGACGTGAATCTTTTTGCCAAGCAATTTTGCAAGTTTCTTTGCAGTTTCTTCAGCACTGAAATTTGAGTAAAATTCAAATTCAACACCAACAAGGGCATTTTGCAAAATATTAGATTCATTTAGATTATTCATTCAATTTGGATATATTAACTTAAGTTAGGTTATATATCCAAGTAAAAAATAACTATACCATAGAATCTCGTTTTGCCTGTAGTTTTTTAACTTCTTTGGTAACACTTACTAACCATTGTTGTTTTGAAATAACATTAATCTGTTTCCATGAATCAATTTGGCGTTGTATGTTTTTTTCTTGTTCTTGATAGTAGTGTGCTTCATCATTATTATAATTCTTAGCAGCATCTCTTTTTACAATTTCTTCCCAAGTCGGCCAAGCGACTTTTGCCTTTAATTTTAATTCAGTATCGGTTAATTTAGAGTTAACTTCAAGTTCTGCCTTTTGCTTTTCAATACGCAGCTCATAATTGTTAATGTCTTTATTTAGTTGTTCAAGTTTAGACATTTTCTTAATTTTTTCTGCATATTCTTTAGCAATTTGATTAGCTCCAGTTTTTGGAAGACTAGTCTTAACAAGATATCTATAATGAAGTCTTTGTATATTATGTCCTCCTGCATAAATCGCTTCAGTTGCAAAACTATAAGTAGTTTCTCCTCTTTGGATTTGAGCATCAATTTGAATATTTCCTTTAACACTCTTACGAACGTTCATTGATAACAGTGAATCAGTTGGTTGGGTATACTTTTCAATAGATTTAACCATATCATAAGTTAAATTGATTCTATCATATTCTCTGTCATACTTTGTGTATTCTTGTTTAAAAGTCTCTACAAACCATTTTTCAGTTGCAGCTAACATCTCAATGAGGGTAGGTTCCAATGCATCTAGGATAACATTAACAATATTATCTTGTTTAGACTCGTTAATGAATTGTCCGTATGTTTTAAATTTGTTCATGGTTTATATATCTGTTTTAATTATAATGTAAATATAAACAAAAAACCCAGACTGTAAAATCTGGGTTGTTAATTTTATGTTAAAGTTATTAACAATTATAATTTCAAGAATACTTTTCGGGTTGCAACATCCATTCTTGTAATTTGAACCGTAATGTTATCGTTCTTAGCAAGTGACTCTACTTTGATATTATCAGGAAGCTCTGAAACGTGAAGTAATCCAACAATTCCATCTCCAACATCTACGAATACTCCGTAATCTTTAACAGATTTTATTGTACCTTTAACTTCAACTGGAAAGCTTTTGTATTTGGTAGCAACATCTGCCCATGGGTCATTAATTTCTACATGCTCTAATTGAGTCAATGTGATTTTATCGTCATTAATTATTTCTTTAATCTTAAATTCGATAACATCGCCTGGATTAATTTCTCGGGCTTTATGTTTTCTTGCCATTTCAGGGTTTAAATCATTTGCATGAATCATTCCGGTTAAACAACCATCAAATTCAACAAATACTCCGTATTTTGTAGAACCTGTTACGTTACCCTCTTTAGTTTCTCCAGGAGTACTTCTAAGCGCTTCAATTGCCATTGGAATAAGAGCTTGAAGATATTTTCGGTGAGAAACAATTACAGTTCCTTTTTCAGGAGAGTAACTCATCGGTACAACATACATTTGCGTGTTAATTACAGAACCAAAATCTGCAAGTTTATTAATACCAGCGAGGGATCCTGGCATAAAGCAATCGATTCCCTGTACATTAACAAAGTAACCTCCACCCGGAATCATACTTGTTACAGTTCCTATGTATGCTGTATTTCCAGTTTCAGCAGATGCTAAAATATCTCTTAGCGTGGCAGCTTTTATTCCAGCTTCAACAGAACCTAATACAAAGCCTCTAGTGCTTTTACTTTTTTCTGCCGTGATTTCAACTGCAATTTCAGTTCCTGGAACTAAACGCGCTCTTGAGACTGCGGATTCTTTTGACAATTGAACGTATACCATTTCACGATATCCAATATCGATAGATGCCCATTCCATGTCTACTGCGTACACTTTACCGGTGTGCATTTCTCCGGCATGTATTACATGTGTTTGATTGTTTTCACTCCAGTGACTTTCCATTAAATTAAGAAGTTCTTGAGCATACGGTTCTCTTGAATAAACCTTAACACCGTCTGGCGCTTTTACATGATGGTTTATTTTTCTAAGAGTAGATGGGCAATCTGCAGAATACAAATCCCAATCGAAGTTAGAGATATCGTTAGATTGATTCTCCGTTTGTTTAGTTAAAACGTCTTGTGACATTGTTTTTATTTTAAAAGGTTAGTAAATTATTAAGTTATATATTTGTTTTTTAAAGTGCTGTTGGAGAAGTTCCTACCATCGGAACAGGACCACCTGGAGTTGGTATTTTTCCATTATATATGAATGATAGATCTTTAAGATGTTTTGTGCATGCTGAAGCCACTGCCGATGCAACTGCTTTGGTAGCTGTTTGAGTTGCCGAATCAGATTTAGATCCAATACTAATATTCCATGCTTTTTTTAAATCAGCAGATAACGATGCTTCATTTCCATAAGATATTGCGACATAAGTACCAGGATCTGGTATTAAACAAGGCGGTATTGGAGGCACTGCCGCAAAGGGTTGATCTTTTGTTGATTTCCAGTAGTCAAGTATACATTTTGACATTGCATCATACGCATCAGTACTTTTATATTCAGCATCTAAACAATCAAATAGCAGATTGAATGCCTTTTTAAATCCGCTTTCAAGTATTGACTTTTTCCCAGCTTCATGAATATTTCCAAATGGAGTTTGTGCTGTTTTAACAGCATCAAAATATTCATTAGCAACAAAAGTACCCATATCATCTGGGCCTTTAGAATCTCTACTGGCTAGTTTTTTAGAAAGATTATCGATGAATGTTGGCCACTGTGCAGGCATATCGTGTTAATTTATAAGGATATGTATCCCAATTATTTATCTTTTTGTTGGTATTTTATATGTTCGCTTGAAAGACTTGAAACTGTAGATGGAGTTGGCG